ATATTAATGCAATCTGAAGGTTCTCAAAGATTGTTGGATGTAAATCAAATAAAGGAAATACTATTAACATTATCAGAATAGATAAAAAATATCCACTACCTACATCTATTACACTTTCTAATACATCACTCATCCGAAAAACTCCTCTAGACTAGCGTTCTTTTCAAACTGCCAACCAATTGCATTAACAATAAATCTTAGTGGATCTAAAAATGATTTATCAAATTGTTTATCATAATCTATATGTTTATGTAGGTTAAATTCTTTGGGCAATTTTGTTATAAATGATATAACATTATCTTTAAACGGATTAGGTTCTTTCAATGCAATAAACTTAATCTTATCACCTTCTTGAATCGCCTGATACTTATTTAGCAAACTACCATCTTGTCTTAGATTTAAATTGTATATCAAAGCACCTTTAACATGAATTGGTGTGTGTTTCTTATAGATAGTATCCCTACTTTGATACTTCATTAAACCATTCACACCTCTAGGATATGCAATATCTTCGACAGGTAGACTAATAAATTCTTCTCTAAATTTTTCTACGAATTCAATCAAGGCATCCTGATCTTTATTCATAATGATAGTTAGTGCCTCTTTAATTTTATCTCTACACGCTTTTGGTGTTGATGACTTGACGGCTTCAATACCCATAATCTTTAGTTTAGGTTCATCATAGTCAACACCTTCAGATGAATACACATTAAGAATATATCGTTTCTTAGCAGTCCAGATACCTTTGTTAGCAATCACCTCTTTATCCATCACCATCTTTTGTTTGTAGGCGTGTGTGTAATCTGCCAACTCTTGATACTTCTTATCAATAAAAGGTTTGAGTTTCTGATCGCAAAACTTATCTAGAATACTTACTGTCTTTTTAATGTCATCACCTAGACCCATTTTCTTTACAACAGCCCCCATGCGAATATAGATTGAATCTGTATCTGAAGCAACAACATAATCTTCTTTATCAGTTTTTAATAGATCGTTAAGATATTCGTTGACTCGTCTTTGTATAAATCGAATTGAGAATTGACCGGCGAGTGTGATACCCTCGGCTTGTCTCACATCATAATAACGACAATACTTATTACCGATAGCACCATAAGCACTATTCAATGCAATCTTTCTTGCCATTTGAATATTACTAAATCTAGATATTTCGTTTTGTATTGTTTTATTATTTTTATCTTTTTGAAGTTTTATCTGCTCTGCTATCATCAACTTTTTGAATTTACTTCTATCTGTATAATACTTTTCCATCAACTCACCTAAGAAACCAGGTTTGTCAGTTCTGAAGATTGCACCATTAGGCGTCATAGTTCGTTTATCAAAACCAGAAAAGTCAACTTCACCGTTAAGCATTTTATCTACGGAAGTCAACTCGGGTTGAAATCCTATAATTGTTTCTGGTGAAATATTGTATTGCATAATCAAATGTGGATATAGACTGTTCAAATCATAACTCACAACCCAATCGTGAAAACCCACAATAGGATCTTTCACATAAGCACCTTCATAACCTCTAGCGTTTAAGTGTTCAACTTTTTGTGGTATAACTAAGTTCTTTTCTTTTAAGAAATTGAATATAATTGCATCCCACATTGTTACCTGTTGATGTACTTCTTGATAATTAACTTTCGCCTCGTAAGCCATAGTTAAGTGTAGATCAATAAGTTTCATCTTATCATCTAGTCTATCAACTAATTCTACATCTTGAACATTGTAATCTACAAAGGACTGGTAGTCCTTGGTGTACCACTCTTTAAAACTTTCATAGGGATTGTCATCTTTAAAATCACCAAGTTCTACGCCAGCGATATAGTTTAAACGATAACTTTCTTGCCTTGAATAAGTATATTTCTTATACAAGTCTAAGTAGTCTAAGGTTGATACACCAAGAATATCATAATAAGGCAATTCATTTCCGAATTGACTGCCTTGTGTTTTTGCCTCAACGATACCCCACGGACTTAATTTTTTAATGTGATCTTCACCTAGAAGATACTTAACTCTATTGATAATATAAGTCATATCAAAAAACTTACAATTCCAACCAGTTACGATATCAGGATCATACTCTTCCCAGAATTTTAGAAACGCCTCAAGCATTTCTGACTCTGTTGAAAACTTTTGATAGATAACATTATCATTAACATAGTCACCTGTACCGAAAACAATTATCTCTTTATCATTAAGAGATTTAACTGTTATACAAAGTACAGGTTCTATTGTAGTCTTGGGGTCAGGGAAACCGTTTTCACACATGGTTTCAATATCAATAGTTATGATATTGATTTTGCTTCGATCCCATTGAATGGGACCTTTGAATTCGTCTGATATAAAGGCATGATGGTGTCTGGTGTTGCCGAAGAATTCGAAACCGGTAACACCATCATATTGTTTTAACCACTCTCGTTGCTCGTATGTGGATTCAAAAGATACTTTCTCACACGGCCTACCGTCAAGAGTTTTATATTTGGTATCTTTTTTTACTGGTACGAATAATGATGGTTTATAATTAATTCTTTGCTTTACTCGTTTACCATTGACGATTGCTCGTGTTAGTAACCGACCTCTATGGGGGATAACGCTTGTGTAGAACTTCATATAACCATTATAACAAATTTTGACTCAAAAGTCAAGGACTATTCCGTAATTAATCCTTTTGGTGTTTGTATCAAACCACTACCAAAGTTTTTGTTATAATGATTTAGTAAATCTAAACCAGGTTCTTCTATAAGAAGTACATCTTCTTTTTTTATATTGATTTCTCGTTTATCGGTGAATGGAAACCAAGGGGCAAACTGTAATTGTCCTTGTCCACTTTGACCTTCGCCAACAAATCCTAATGCCATTGGTTTATCCATGGTATAAGAGTCTTTTAACTCACTCACTTTTGCAATAATAAAATCGCCTACTTTTAATCGTAGGACTTTCACTTCACTTGTAGCCATTATATTTCCTTTATTTAGTTTTGTTTACAGGAGGCAATCTTCTACTCAATACGAATCTCCTGTTAGGATTCACACTTGCATTGAACATCTTTATTATCTCCCTATTCAGGAGAATATCTGAACCGGATCTTGGTCTTGCGTCAAGTCCGAATTCTATATCTTTATAAGTAAAACCATTGAAGGTTAAATTTAATAAAACTGTTGGTCTAGTCTCTGAAGGTTCATCACCTTCAGCGTTAGCACGAAATATTTTAGACACACTATATTTTGGTTTAGTATATCTTTTATTGTTGTAAGTCCAACTAATATTTTTACCATTTTCTTTAATATCTTCAGCGTGTATTGCACAAGCTTTCGCACCATTACCTGTGTCTAATTTTGCTCTGATCTTACCTAAATCTTCTATGTCAACAGTTTCTAACCAACCAGTCTCTACTAGTGATTGTCTATCCCAGTTATTTCTGTCAACTGTATGTTTGATAACATTTTTTACTAATTGTTTACCAGATATTTGACCACCGGGAGTGGGTCCTTCATCTTCTTGATATGCATAGCCTTCATAGTCAGCACCAGTTCCTGGTGAACCGTTTACTTCAAGAACATAAATTTTTCCTTTGTGTATGAAGTGGTCGACACCAACCATATATCCTTTACTCGCTCTTGCAGCTCTAAGTATTATTTCAATCTCGTCATCATTTAGTTTGTATGGTACTGCTTTTGCACCTCTGTGAATATTACTTCTAAAATCAGAACTGCCTTGTATTCTTTTCGTACTTGCAAATATTTTATTGTCAACAACAAATGTTCTAACATCAAAATCTATGTCCATATATTCTTGTAGTAATAATTCAGCGTCATGTTTCCAAAGTGCCTGTACAGTAGACATTAGACCTTCATAACTATCGACTTTAACAACACCAATGCCCTGGGTACCTGTTAATGTTTTTAATATGACAGGAAATTTCTTACCAATCAACTCTAAAGCCTCGTCTATGTTTTTCTCGTTAGATATAAATGCTGTACGAGGTGTCGGTACATTAAATTTTTCAAATAATAATGCTGAAGTAAGTTTGTTATTACAGGTTATCATAGCGTTTTTGCCATTAACCATAAATGAACTTGAATTTTCAAATGCGGATATTATAGATAAACCAGACTCATCTTCAACTGCCCCAGCTCTTGTAATACAAATGGTATCCTTACCAATAAATTCGTGTTCACTATCTTTACCGTCATAGTTATATACACTTAATGTATTTTTCTCTTCGTCTTTACCAGTTATAATGGCGTGTTTAGTCTCGATAACAACACACTCAATTTTTAATTCTGAGCATACATCAATTATAAAATCTACAGTAATTTCTTTATCTGCTTTTTTGCCTGACTTTTGTTTCTTGACATTAGGATTTGATTTTGTAATTACAGCAACCGTTACAGGATCCTGTTTAAGTTCCTTCTTCTCTACTAAAAAATCATTAAACTTAATTGGTTTCATCTACCTTTTTACCTATGTTATATTTCGTTTCTAGAGACCAGTTGCTTTTATCTTTAAATGATATAACTTTGATCTGTGATAACGGCGCCTTATTAGTAGCTGTATCTGGATTTATAATACTAATTAATCCCCAATCAGATAATAATTGTGTTATAGTATTTCTTCGTTCAATGTCATTGTCTGATAGATTACTATGTTTGCCATCTAAAGCAAATAACTCTTTGAAGTGTACTATAAAATATCGGCCTTGCTTATGCAATATATGGCATGATTGAAATAGTTTTTTGTCTTTTCGGGATGCAACACCAATTCTTGTTAGTGTTTCTCGGACCTTCAGAAAGTCGTCCGGTTCTTTTAAAGAGACCTCGAGCATACTCTCGGGACTCCATTGTATATCTTCACTCATTTTTTTCCACCTTTAAATAATTTGTCTGTGATATATTTTATCTGGTCTTTTGAGAGGATCTTTAAAGCGTCTTTTGCTTTGTCATTACTGTATCCATAATACTCTTTAACCACATCAATATCCTTGAATTTAGATGCTCTTTCGAACGGACTAAATCGTTTTCGTTTTCTGATACTATTTATATAAAATTGAAACTGAATATCGTTATCAAGGTGGTGAAAACGGTTCATTTCATTTGCTTTCAAAAGAGTATCAGGAAAGGCAGATAGAATCTTGTTGGTAATGTAAGCGGGATATTTCTTCGCCCACATTGGATCTTCGGACTTAACTAAATCTTCTTTGGTATAATTGATTGCGTTAAGGTAATGTTTTAGTTCATAAGGATTTGACATAATCTAGCATTGTTTGTGGATCAGAAACTTCATATGGATCTCCGGTCTCTCCTAAATTATTTATGCCATCTTCAATGAACATTTTTTTAACTACCCCATTAATTATAAATGAGGAGTGTCGCCACGATCTCATTCCCAAATTAGAAGTAGGTTTATCTACTAACATTCCTAATTGTCTTGTTAGAGCACCATCGCCGTCAGGTATTAGTTTGATATTTTGAATGCCTAAATCTTTACCCCAGGCATCCATAACGAACATATCATTTACTGATAGACAATAAATGGCGTCAACCTTTTGGGTATCCATAAAAAGGTTATACATATCTTCATATGCCGGTAATTGTTTACCTGAGCAGGTCGGTGTAAAGGCACCGGGTAGACCGAACATAACAACTCTCTTATTGAAGAATAAATCTTCCATAGTTTTCGTTGTTGTATTTCCATCTTCACGAAATAAAAGATCGTTGTTAAACAATTTAATATTTGTTTCCATAATATAATTTTCCTTATTTAAATTTACATTCAGACATAATCTCGGTCAAGCAGGCAACAAGATTAATCTCTTGATCGGCAACAAAAGCAGACTTGTAAGAATAGCCTGCAAGTATTAATACAGCATGAGGTATAGTTTCTGATTCTAAGTTATCATACATTGTA